GGAAGTGGGGTAACTGTTCGGTGCAGGATTGCAATCCTAGGACTATTGCGTATTGCACTAAATATTTGCTCGGTAAGTTTCAAGGGAGCGAGACAGAGAAGATTGACCATTATGGCTACATTGATCCGGAGAGCGGTGAGATTACAATGCGTAAGCCTGAGTATATGGCATGCTCCAAGGGAGTTGGAGAGCGTTGGTTACGTTTATTCGCTGGTGATGTATTTCCGCATGATTTTGCCGTTTTGGATGGTCAAAGGTATGCCGTCCCGAAGTATTATAATCGTAAGATGGATGGTGATGTTCGGATGGATTGGATAGAGTATCAGCGCGAGCTAAAGGCTCGCAAGCATCGCGAGGATCAGACGCCTGAGCGTCTTCGCGTGCGTGAGGTTGTACACACTGCTCGGGCTTCTCGTTTCAAGAGGGAATTAGATGGCTAAGTCTGTTGTTGTTTCGGTGTTCGATAGTGCCGTGCAGGCGTATTCGCGGCCTATGTTCGTGCCGTCTCGTGCGTATGCGGTGCGTTCGTTTACGGATGAGGTTAATAGGCGTGAGCCTAATAATGCGTTGAACGCTCATCCGGAGGACTACGAATTGCGGATGCTGGCTACGTTTGATGAGGAGTCGGGTATTTTCACCGCAGCGGGCGGTGAGTGTATTGTTCGTGGTAAGGACGTTATTCGTCGTGAGGAGAATTCTAAATGATGTTCAAGAACAAGTCAGTTTCGTCGCACCAGTTTGCTATGGTGCCCCGCGCGGATATTCCGCGCGCTTCGTTTCGGATGGAAAGGGCTTACAAAACGACTTTCGACGCTGGTTACTTGATCCCGGTTTTGTGCGAGGAGGTGCTGCCAGGAGATACGTTCAGGCTGAAGATGACTGCGTTTTGCCGTTTGGCGACGCCGTTGTTTCCAGTGATGGATAATCTGCACCTGGATTCGTTTTTTTTCTTCGTTCCTAACCGTTTGGTATGGAATAATTGGCAGCGATTTATGGGGGAGCAGGACGACCCCGGGGATTCTATTTCATTCCTTGTGCCTACGATGGATTGTCCATCGGAAGGCTATTTGGTGAATTCGCTGCAGGATTATTTCGGTCTACCGACCGTTGGGCAGGTTGGCATCGGGTCGTCGTATACGCATTCGGCGTTGCCGTTGCGTGGTTACAATCTTGTCTTCAATTCTTGGTTTCGCGATGAGAACCTTATTGATTCGGCAGTGGTGGACAAGGATGATGGTCCGGATACTTACACGGATTATGTTTTGCGCCGTCGTGGGAAACGGCATGATTACTTTACGTCGTGTTTACCGTGGCCAAATAAGGACGGTGTCTCGATTGGAGTCCCGATTGTAGGTGAGGCACCGGTTCGTGGTAAGTTCGTGTCTACGACAGACCTCGCGGGGACTGCGGACCCGCAGGGTTTTGTTAGTGTGTCGGGCTCGGCTAATGTGCAGTTCGAGGGTGCGGTAGCTAGTGGGACCAATCAGCGCTATGCGCGCGGTGCTACAGGTGATCTATTTGCCGATCTTTCGTCGTCTACTGCAGCGACGATTAATGAGATTCGGCAGGCGTTTCAAATTCAGCGACTTTTGGAAAGGGATGCGCGCGGTGGAACTCGTTATATTGAGATTATTCGCGCTCATTTTGGCGTTATTTCTCCTGATGCTCGGTTACAGCGACCCGAATATCTTGGAGGAGGTTCTACGCCTATTGTTATCAGTCCGATAGCGCAGACTTCGGAGACTACGGACACGGGGACCCCGCTGGGGAATTTGGCGGCTGTTGGTACTGCAGTGAGTTCAGGTCATGGTTTTTCGCAGTCATTTACTGAGCACGGATACATTATCGGGTTGGTGTCTGTGCGTGCGGATCTCACGTATCAGCAGGGTTTGCGTCGTCATTGGTCGCGACAGACTCGGTATGATTTTTATTTTCCGGCGTTTGCCATGTTAGGTGAACAGGCGGTTTTGAATCAGGAGATTTTCTGCGATGGTACAGGTTCGGACCCGGAAGTCTTTGGTTATCAGGAGCGTTGGGCCGAGTATCGTTATTCGCCGTCGGAAATCACAGGTCGTTTTAGGTCCACTTCGGCGACACCTCTTGATGCGTGGCACCTCGCGCAGGATTTTGCGGCGGTCCCTGTTCTTGGTGAGACGTTCATATCTGAGTCGCCGCCGGTTGAGCGGATTGTTGCAATTGGTTCGGAAGCGAATGGAAGTCAGTTTTTGTTCGACTCGGTTTTCGAGATTTCTGCTGCGCGTCCGATGCCTCTCTATTCGGTTCCTGGCATGATTGACCACTTTTAAGGAGACGCTATGGTTTGGCCAGCTATTGCTGCAGGTATTGGCGCTCTCGCTGCTGGTGGTATTGGTGCGGCGGATATGAATCGCCGCCAGATTAATCTAGCGCGTGAGCAAATGGCGTTTCAAGAGCGCATGTCGAATACGGCGTATCAGCGTGCGACCGACGATATGATTGCTGCGGGTATCAATCCGATGATGGCTACGCAGCAGGGAGGCGCGTCTACACCTCAGGGTGCAGCGCCGTCTAGTTTGGAAAATGTCGGTGCTAACGCCGTTTCGTCAGCAGGTCAGATGATGGGCTTTATGCAAGGTGCGGCGCAGATTGAGCAAACGCAAGCCACGACGGATCAGATCAAATCGGTAACGATGGATCATTCCGTGAACACGGCTCGTGCGTTGGCTGAGTTGCGCGGTAAGTTGAGCGAAGCCGAGATGAAGGAGGTTGAAGCGTGGATTGCGCAGGGTACTAAAGCCTGGCGCGCGAAAGGTGTTATGGCGGAGAATGATTCGAAGGAGTTTAAGGCTCGTGTAGATGAAGCTCTGCAGGGTGCGCGTAAGCGCCAAGGTGAGGCGGAAGCCGGTATTGCCGAGGGCAAGGCCGAGGAAGCGAGGCAGATGGGTGAGTTTTGGAAGAATACGGAGCAGTTGACTCCGACTCTGAAAACTATCTTGATGATTTTGCGCGGCGTTAGCGGCGCGCGTTAAGGAGCTAGCATGGTACGTAAGTTTCAAGTGGATGTGGAGCGTGTGCAGGTCTTTACCCCTCCCGACGAGGGAAAGACGCAGCAGCAGTTTAAGGAGGAGTGTGATATTAATACGATTGTGCGTAGGTTCGGGCTTACTGGAAAGTTGCCCGATAATGTGCGTGTTCCGGTGTCCGGTGATTTCACCGGTGTTACGGATTTTCAGACGGCTATGAATTCGGTTCGCCGTGCGACCGAGGATTTTATGGCGTTGCCGGCTGATTTGCGGAAGCGTTTCGGGAACGATCCGCAGTTGCTAATGGAATTTATGGCGGACCCAAATAACCGCGAAGATGCGGTGAAGTTGGGGCTCGTGAATAAGCCTGTTGAAGTTCCGCGGGACGCGGTTAAGGCTATCGATGAGCTTGCCGCTAAGTTGACGGCTTCGACGAAAGCATAGCTTTTCGTCTTAAGCCGTATTGAGCCCACCGAAAGGTGGGCTTTTTCTTTGACGCCGTTGCCCGGCGTCTTGGGCTCTTTATTGGGTGCCCATTGTTGCCGAAGCATTGAGCCACCGTTATTGCGTGCGTAGCGTGTGCGTGCGTTTCGCGCGCGCGCGGTGCGCACGCGGCTGTTGGGGGGCTCAAGGCGACGGCGCGCGTAGATCGCGCAGGGGGGCGAAGCCCCCCGTGCGATCACGCGCAGGTGTTATGGAAAGCTTCTATTTCTATCTCTCTATCTTATTTTTGTGTTATGCTTTCTTCGCCCAATTTTGGGCGGATCGACGGAGTGAAACGATGAACTCATCTGTTGTTGTTAGTGGCCATATGGCCACGTTGGCTAAGATCAAGCGCGAGCGTGATCTTGTTAAGTCTTCGCTTGTCTCTGATGCTGCGAAGGCTAAATTGCTTGCGCAATTGGATGCGCAGGTTGCGCAGATTTCGAAGGAGTTGGAAGCGCTCGAGGGGACGCCTGGGGCGGCCCCTCCGAAGCGCTAGGCTGGACCAGTTGATCACTTGTCCTTAACTGGTCTAGTTGACAGGCAAGGGAGCGCCTATGGCCGATTCTGCGTGTCTGAGGGTGTATCGCTGCTGCCTTTGCAGTACGATTGTCCGGCACGTCACGTTGCCGGGTCTTTCGGTGAAGTGGTGCGATTGTTGTGATTCTAAACTTAAGGAGTATTTGAATGGCTTATCGAAAGCATGTGAACAAGTACAAGGCCGCGGGAAAGTTCCGTCGGCAAGTCGGTCACACTAAGTTCGCAAATATGAAGGCCGCTCCGATGCGTGGCGGAATTCGTTTGTGACGTGTTATCGCCCGATTCCAGCGTTTAACGTTGATGGTGCGGTTACGCTGAAGAATCCGGGAGGGTGTAATGCGCCGATTCCCCCGGATTTGCATGTGCCCTGTGGCAAGTGTGTCGGATGTTTGGAAAGGAGGTCCAGAGATTGGGCATTGCGATGTGGGCATGAAGCGCAGCTGTATGATGAGAACTGTTTCGTTACGCTCACATATGCGAGGGATAATCTACCTCCCGGTGGTTCCCTCGATCACAGGGATTTTCAGTTGTTCATGAAGCGCCTCCGGTGGTTTCGCCCCGGAGGTTCTTTTTTTATGGCAGGAGAGTATGGGCCGCTAAAGATGCGGCCCCATTATCATGCGTTGTTGTTTGGATGGAATTTTCACGATCGTGTTGAAGCCGGGAAGTCAGGGTCTGGAGAGGGGTTCTATGCGTCGTAGGCGGTAGGGGAGGTGGGGAAGTGGGGTAACTGTTCGGTGGAGGATTGCAATCCTAGGACTATTGCGTATTGCACTAAATATTTGCTCGGTAAGTTTCAAGGGAGCGAGACAGAGAAGATTGACCATTATGGCTACAT